CTCCTCGTAAAAGGCCTCGGCGACGTGCCTGCGCCCGTGTGCCAGCCCGCTGACGACGCAGGGCAGGCAGCAGTGCTGCGCGCCAAAGTCGCCCTGCGTGGCGTAGCAGACGTGGCCCGCCTCGCCGCAGGTGTCGCAGACGCAGGCCTCGGCCAGCGGCTCGTACTCCTCGGCGATGATCTCGGCGTCCGACCGATGGCGCAGGACCGCCTGATACTCGTCGGCGTCGGTGATCTCTTCGATCAGCCGTTCGGCCACCTGCCGCTCGGCAATCATGCAGGCCTCGGTCGGGTCGGTCGCCAGCACCGCCCAGCGGCGGATCTCCTCGCCTGCGGCATCGTAGGCGGCGACGGTGTAGAGGTCCGCCGCAGGGCGGGTCGGGACGGTGTAGGCGTCAGACATGGTCTAGTTCTCCCTCTTGGCACGGCGCGCGGCTTCCGCCTTGCACAGGGCGACGGTGCTGCAGCGTTTGGTGGGCGACACCCACGCCGGTAGCACCGCGCTGTCGGTGAGACGATAGCCCGTCCACATCCAGCGTCGGACCAGCTGACCGCGCACACCGTTGGTGCGACGGCGCTGGACCGCTCCACAGCGTTTGATGGAGAACCGCCCGTCGGTGCTCACCAGCTCGGTGATCGTAATCGTGGACTCGGCATACTCACCGGCCTGCACGGTAGCGGGGCGGCGTGTCCATTCAAGGTGCGTCGTGTTCATGCCAGACAGAGATGCATATGCTTTGCCAAGTGATGCATATGCTTGAGTGTGTCGGCGACCCGCGCCACTGGGGCGGGTAAGGTGCGGGAAACAGGGCGGATGCGGGGCGGCGTGTATCGGACTGCAGCCCAGCTGCACCTCGCCGCCGCAGAGTACTGCGCCCCTGTTGTCACCCTCTCAGAGGACAAAAGGCGCGCGAAGTGGACACGCGGGAGACTTGGCACGCCGCTTGACGCCGCGTCCACTGGTTAACATAAGATTCATTATCAGATCCTGGCCCCGTAACTAGCTTTAGAATCAACAACTTGCAGCCCTCGAGACCTTCGCTTTGAGGCGAAGCTCCCGCGCTTTCGCCTCGCCGGGCCCGCTGCGCCACCCGCCCGCCCGCCTGAGGGGCTCGGCGAGGGGCTCGGGGCCTCGGGCTCGGGCCGTGGCGGCAGGCGCTGGCGGCGGGCGGCGTGGCATTGTCCGCGTGGCCGCCGGCGGGGACCACCGTAGCGGTTGCACCCGACTCCACCCATATTTTTTTCAACCGAGTTTTTCAACCAGGGGGGACTTGATTCCCCGCTCGACCACTGGTCCACTCAGCTCATGCCTCGCGCTCCGCGGTTCTTCGCTCGGCTGGCCGCCACGCTGCTCTTCCGCCGCGTCAGTCGCGACCTCGGGCGGATCGCGTTCGCGCTCGAGGCGCAGACCGAGCTGCTCGCGCGCCTCTGTGATCGCCTCGCGCCGGTCGTGCTCGACCAATCCCCGGCGGATCGCGCCACCGTGCGCAGTGACACCGGCGTCACGCACCTCGATGCGCTCGACGCCAGCCTCGCGCTCGACTTCATCGCCCGCACCCGGGCGGCCACCGGCCACGAACCCGACGACGAGGAAGTGCTGATCTACCTCGCCGACGAGAAAACGCTCGATCTGGCGCAGCGCCTCTCCACGCGCGACCAGGATCTGGCGCGGCTGATGGAGAGTCGGCAGTGAGCAGCCGACTGGCCACACGTTCTCGCCGCACCTTCCTGCCGCTCTCGCTGCGCTTGCCGCGCTCCACACCCGACCGCCGCGAGATCGCGCGCTTCCTGCGCGTGCAGCAACCCGGCAGCATTCCCGAACGGCGGCACACCGCGCGCATTCCCGGCCTCATCGGCCTCGCGGTGCTCGGCTACCGCGTCATTCGCCCGGGCCAGTAGGCACGCGAGATGGGGATCCGCTTCCACACCGCGCCGATGACCGGCAAGACGCGCCCCGGCCCGCGCACCACCCGGCCCATTCACACCGCGCTGGTCCCGGCCGCCGCGCGCACACCCACGCAACTCACCGCTGTCGAAGCGGATCTCTCCGCCGATGCGGTCGAGACCTTCGCCGTCGCCGTCGGCGGACGCAAGCGACTGCTCGAGACGCTCGCACTCGCCGACCACGACGGGCGCAGCGACAAGGTCGTCAACTGTTTGCTCGACCCCGACTACGCCGACTGGTCGCTGCGTCGCATCTGCACCTACGCGGGCATCACCGTCGCCGACCTCTTCGCCAGTTACAAGCGCGCGATGTTCGTCCAGGCGCACGTTGCGGCCGCGCACACCATCACCACCGCGCTGCCGCCCATTGTCGAGGACGTAATGCGCCGGGCGCTGCCGCTGCCCGCGCCCTGTCCGCACTGCCGCGGCATCGCGACCCCGCCCAACACCAAAGCCTGCGCGCTCTGCAAGGGCGACGGCACGATCCTGCTGGAGCCGAACCTCGACCGGCAGAAGCTGGCGCTGGAACTCGGACGCCTCACCGCGCAGAAAGGCGGCATGGTCGTGCAGCAGACGCAGATCTCCGCGCCCTCGTCGAGCGTCTCGCTCAACTCCGGCAGTCTCGAGCAGCTGCAGCAGGCGGTCGGCGAGCTGCTCTTCTCGCCGCATCGACAGCGCGCGGCCGCCCCCGCTCGCCGCACGCCCGTGATCGACGTCGAGTCGCCCGGTGCCGGCGAGCCGGTGCGCGACGACCCCGCGACCGAGCCGCGCTTCCCGCGCGAAGAGGAACCGCCGCTGCCCTTCCCCGACGACGACGAGGACGAGGAGGACGAGCCCGATGGGCCCCTGCGCATCTGAGGTCGGCGGTGCGGGACACCCGGACGTGGGGGTTGCAGGGCTACCGGAAGACCGGCAGCCGTCGACGCTTCCTCCGTCGCCGCCGCGCTGGACGGGCCAGATGGCGGGCTTCGCGCCCGCCGAGACTGACCGCTCCTCGACCGGCACCTTCGACCAGGGTGGCCCCGTCGACGCCGTCGCCCCGCTGACCTGCCGCGTGCTGCCGCCCGCCGACTGGGCGCGGCTCCTGCCGGTCGAACCGTTCAAGACGCACGGCCTCCCCGACGACCCGACCCACTGGGTCGTGCTGGTGGTCGAGCGCGCCGGCGCGATCGTCGGCACCTGCAGCCTCTTCACCGCCGCGCACTGGGACTGCTGGTGGATCGACCCCGACGAAGCGGGCACCAGCCGCGGGCTCGTCCTGCGTCAGCTGCTGCGCGAGGCGCTCACCCAGTTCCGCCAGGCCGACGTGCAGCAGGTCTACACCGGCGCCGAGAGCCTCGAGGTCGCCGACGTCCTCACGCGCTTCGGGTTCCATCCGGTCGGCGGGCAGCTCTTCGTCTTGCGGATTGCGGACGCCCCCGAGGCGTTGCGCTAGGAGGCATTCCCATGGGTGCGATGGCGCAGAACTTCCAGGGACTGGGCGGGGCGATGGGCGCGGCCGGCGGCATCGGCAAGAAGATCGGCCAGATGGGCGCGCCGGTCCAGCAGGCGCTGCAGGGCGTCGGCGCGCAGGCCGCTGGCGCGAAAGGCGGAGGCGCGGGTCCAGCCCCCGGTGCCGGTGCTGGCAACGGGACCGCCGGGGCGCAGGTGCTGCCCGCCGTCGCCGGAGCCGCTGGCGCTGCGGCCCAACCCGTCCAGCCGCAAGCGCAGCCGCAACCACTGCAGCCGCCGGGCATGGCGGGCGCGATGGGCGGGATCGCCGGGCAGCTCAACCCGCAGCTGGCGATGGGGCGCGGCGTCGGCTCACCGTTCCTCCGCCGGATGGGCGTGCCGCAGTCGATGTTCCCCGGGATGGGCGGGACCGCCGCCGGGATGGGCCAGCCGATGGGGCAGGCGCCGCCGTGGACGCAGGCCGCGCAGGGCGCTGCCCCGCAGCAACCGCAGTAGGCCCGTGCGGTGTATCACCCCGACCTGATCGCGGAGGACGAAGCCGAAGTCAACGAGCGCTTCCGGTCGATCTTCCCCGACGGCTTGCCGGAATACTCCGTCGATGACGCGGCCGCGCTCACTGCCAGCGCGATGCAGGCGCGCGACGAGCACGGCAACGCCACCCGCCCGCTCACCAAAGACGAGCAGGACTTCATCGGCTCGACCAAGCTGCGCGTGATCTACGACTTCCCCTGGTTCGCCGAGCGCTTCTGCTGGATCGACGAAGAGGGCCACGGGCTGCGGCGGCTCACCCCGCTCTGGGAGTCGCAGAAGCTGGTGCTCGACCAGCTCGCGCGCATCGAGATGGCGCACGTCCAGAGCGGGTCGCCCGACGGGCTGCTCCTGAACATCCTCAAGGCGCGCCAGCTCGGCGTCTCCACCCTCTCCGAAGCGCTGGTCGCGCATCGCCTCGTCACCCGCCCGCACATCCGCGGCCTCAGCGGTGCCGACGTCGAGGAGCAGGCCGGGTATCTGTTCCGCATGGTGGTGCGCCTCTACGACCAGCTGCCGTGGTTCCTCCGGCCCGGGCGCATCTACTTCACCAAGAACCGCGAGCTGACGCTGGCCAACCAGTCCACCCTCAAGACCGCGTGGGGCAAGTCGACGCGCGGTGCGCTGGCCAGCGTCACCGGCGTCGAAGGGTCGAAGGGTTCGATCGGGCGGGGCCAGACCTACTCCGTCGTGCACATCTCGGAGTTGCCGACGTGGGAGAACCCGGAGCAGCTCGACACGGCGCTCCTCCCCGCCATCCCCTACGCGCCCGACACCCTCGTCCTCTACGAGGCGACCGCCGAGTATGCCGGCGACTGGTGGCACCAGCACTGGCTCGCCTCGGGTGCGGGCGAGGGGCGCTTCTCCAATGTCTTCATCCCGTGGAGCGCCGAGCCGACCAAGTACTCGCTGCCTGCGCCCGAGGGCTGGTCGCCCTCAGCCTCGACCCTCGCCCACGCCGCCAAGTGCGAGCGCGACTCGCCGAAGTGGTATGGCGGCCTGACGGTGCGCCTCTCCCGCGAGCAGCTTTACTGGTACGAAACGACCCGGCGCTTCTACGAAGCCAAGGGCCTGCTCTACAAGTTCCTCAAGGAGTATCCGGCCGACGACCACGAATGCTTCCAGTACGCCGGTCGCAGCGTCTTCACGCTCGAGCAGCTCGAGGCCATCGACCGCGCCGGGTCGCTGCGCAAGCTCAAGGACGTGTGGGTCGTCGAGCCCGCGCTCGACATCGCCAAGCTGAGGCGCGAGGCGCTCGCGCCCTCCGACGCTGAAGACCTGCTCGCGCCCGGCAGCGTCGGCACCTCGCCCGACATCGTGCCCAAGCGTCCGATTCCGCCGCTCGCTCCGCACACCACGCCGCGCGCCACCGCCCTGCAGCATGAGACCAACCCGGTGCCGCCCGGCTACGGCTTCCGCCGCCTCGACGCCGCGCAGCTCCAGCAGATCCCGAACCTGCGCCAGAGCGTCCTCTCCATCTGGGAGTATCCCCGCCTGCGCGGCAATCGCCGCTACGTCATGTCGATCGACGTCAGCGACGGGCTCGGGCAGGACTACTCGATCATCGACATCATTCGACAGCCGACCATCGAGGAGCCCGCCGAGCAGGTCGCCCAGTACTGCACCAACACGCTCGACCCCAAGGCGCTGGCCTTCGTCGCCGACGCCATCGGGCGCTACTACCAGGATGGCGACCAGGTCGAGGCGATGGCGGCGATCGAAACCAACAACCACGGGCTGGCGACCCAAGACACGCTGCAGCTGCATCTGGGCTACGCGCACTTCTACCGCTGGGAATATGCCGACGCCGCCGACGCCGAACGCCGCTACTCGACCCGCATCGGCTGGATGACGTCGCCGCGCACGCGCCCGCTCCTGCTCGCCAGCTACTACGGCGCGATCACCACCGTCGATCCGGTCTCGACCCTGCCGGATCTGATCCTCAACTCGCCGATCACCAGGGGGGAGTTGCGCCACTTCATTACCGCCTCGACAATCGGGGAGGCGGAAGCCGCCCGTGGCCAGCACGACGACGCGGTGATGGCCTCCGCCATCGGCTACTACGTCGCTTGGCGCATGAGCGGCGGCGAGATCGAACCGGTCGCCGAACGCCGACGCCGCAAAGCCGCGCTCGACACGCTGAACCTCGAGAAGGGCAAGACGCGGCCCGACTACCGCAACTCGCCGGCGACGGTCGAGGAAGCCGACGACCTGGAGATCGAAGATGGCGAAACCGTCCGCGACGATGTCTACACCCTCGACGAGACCGGCGGATCCGACGGGCTCTACTTCGACGAGCGCACCCGAGCCTGAGCCCGCCGTCCTCGTCGCCGAGATCCAGCGCCTCGCCTGGCAGCTGGCGCGCCGTGCGCCGGCGCAGAGCGGTGGCCTGCCGCTCTCGCCCGCCGAGTGCCGTCAGGTCGAGGAGCTGACCGGGCTCGGCAGCACGCGCAGCGCGCTCAGCCTGATCGCCGCCATCGACCGGCTCGCCGCGATCCGCATCGGCGACGTCCGCCTGCCGTTCACGCCCGGGCAACTCAGTGAGCTGCAGCACCGCGCCGTCAAGCGCGGCCACACCGTCGAGCAGGAGATCCGCGCGGCGGTCGCGCGCATCGAAGACGAACTGTTCCACCGGGGCGGCTAGTGGAGATCACCCGCAACACGATCGCCCTGCTGGTGATGCTCGTCCTGCTGTGCTACCTCGCGCGGGTGGTGAAGTGAACCTCGGGCGCTATCAGCTGATCTGGTGGCCGCGCTGGAAACTCTTTTTCCTGCGCCGACGCTACGTCTGCTACGACTGGATCATCTACGTGTGGCCGCTCGAGCTGCGCTGCTTCGAAAGGACTGGCTGACATGGCGATGACGCACCGCGAGGTGCTGCGCGAACTCGCGCGGCTGGAGGCGCTGCCCAACAGCGTCGATGACTGGAAGGATCTCTACGAGACGCTGGAGACCTACAAGCAGCGCTGCTTGGCGCGGCGGGTCGCCGCCAGCCCGCAGCGCGATGATCTGGTCGCGGCGATCCGCGAACTGGCGGAGGCCTGATGGCGCTCCACGACTTCTGGTGTCAGGTCTGCGGCCAGGTGCTGGTCGACGTCAACGTGCCGATCAGCATCGGCGCGACCGCTGGCGCGCCCGAGCACTGCGGCCGCCCCGCCAACTACATCCCGACCACGCGCGCGATGGACATCGGCGGCGTCAAGACCGCCGGCTTCCGCGGCTTCACCACACGCGACGGGCGCGGCAACCGCGTCGAGATCGACTCGCTGCACAAGATGCGGCAGGTCGAGCGCCAGAGCGAACAGGACTACCGCAACGGCGAGGGTCAGCCGATCGTCTTCCGCCGCTGGGCCAACACCGACTCCAACCGCGACGTGCACACGCTGCACCCGGGCTGGACCGGCGGGGCCGCGCCCGATCCCGCGTGGGTGAAGAAAAACGCCGCCGCGCTCAAGCGCGACATGAGCGTGGCCGACACCGAGTACGGGCCCGGCATCTCCGACGCGACACCGAGCGCCCTCGATCACCTGGAGCCCTAGATGGCCTGCAGCAACTGCGGTGGGACTGGCTGGCACGCATGGCGTCCGCAGCGGACGACCGATGGACGGCGCGTGCTTGTGTGGGTAGCGTGCGCCGACTGCAACGACGACGAGCGGATGCTGAAGCCGGAGCTGTGCGAGGGGTGCGGTGACACACAGCCGTTCTGTCGCTGTGAGGTGACGTAAGATGGCTGCCTTCTCCCCCTCGGCGATCCCCGCGCTCCCCGTCGCCACCACCGACACCCTCCAGCACGGCGACCCGCGCGTGGTCGGCTGGCTGCGCGAGTGGGTGCAGGAAGGCGACCTGATCAACCGCCAAGATCCGTCCTACGATCTGATCGGCAAGGCGCAGGACTACATCGTCGGCAACCAGCTCTCGCCCGAGCAGTGCAAACTCAAGTACCTGCCGCAGGTCACGATCAACGAGACGCGCAAAGCGATGCAGGCGCACGTCTCGGCGATCACCGACCTCAAGCCGGTCGCCGGCTGGAAGACCAACCCGGAGTATCAGGTTCAAGCGAACATGCTGAACCAGTACCTGCTCTCCGAGTGGGTCACGACGATGATGGACCTCGACCTCGGGGACACCGTCAAGTACTCCCTGGCCGGTGGCACCGGCGACATGGTGATCGACTGGGATCCGCACGTCCCGCTCGGCGGCGCCCACCAGCTGACCGCGCGCGACCCGCGCGACACGCTCCCACTCCGGCCCTCGTTCGGTCGCAGCGCGCAGCTCTGGGAAGGCGTCTGCTTCCGCGAGGAGCACACGGTGAACGTGCTGCGCGGGATGTACCCCACCAAGGCGCACCTGTTCAAAGCCTCACCGGACACGCTGCTCGGTCAGGTGATGGGGCGCTTTCGCACCGGGCTCTCGCGCCTGATCTCGCCCGCCGACCCGCTCGACTCGATCGCCTGGCCCGGCACGGCGGGCACGTTGAAGAAGGCGCGCGCCGGAGCCATCGTCGTCTACCGCGCCTACTTCAAGGACCGCACCCGCAACCTCACCGACAAGCCGATCCCGATGGGCCAGCCCGGCACCAACTGGGCCTATGTGGTTCAACCGAAGCAGCCGCTCTATCCGCGCGGTCGCCTGCTCGTCGCCACCGAGGACACCATCATCTACGACGGGCCCAACACCTACTGGCACGGGATGTTCCCGTTCTGCCGCCTCAAGCTCTGGAGCGTGCCGTGGCAGTTCCTCGGCATTCCGCTCTTCAACGATCTCCTGCCGCTGCAGGATGCGATCAACGACACCGTGCACGACGTCCGCCTGGCGATGCGCCAGTGGACCAACCCCGACATCACCTACAACCGCACCGCCGTCTCCGAAGCGACGATGAAGCTGATGGACCCGCGCCGTCCCGGCAAGCGCGTCAAGGTGATGCCCGGCTTCGGCGACCCGTGGAAAAAAGAAGACGGCCCCAACCCCGCGATCATCCAGCTCGGGATCGAGATGTGGGAGAAGCTCACGCAGAAGTTCGGCGACCTCTCGGGCACCGCCAACCTCTCCGCGCTCCTCCAGCTCCGGCAGATGCCCAGCGCCGACACGATCCAGAAGTACTACGAGGCGCTCACCCCCGAGATCCGCAACGAGGCGCGCCAGGTCGAGCTGTTCCTGCGCGACTTCAGCGAGATGGTCAAGATCAACTACTTCCAGTTCCTCAGCGCCAAGAAGCGCGTGCAGATCCTCGGCACCGGTGGCCAGATGCTCAACGAGTTCGACTTCGACCCCGACCAGTTCGTGCCCGCGCTCTTGCCCGGCGCGCCCGGCTACACGCCGGAGCTGGACGCGCAGCTCACCACCCGCGACCAGCGCGCGCAGTTTTTCCACAAGCAGTTCATCTTCATCGTCGCGCCCAACTCTGTTCTCGCGCTCGACGCCACCGAGCGCAAGATGATGCGCGTGCAGCTCGCCCGCATGGGCTACTACGACTTCTGGTCGCTGCACGAAACGCTCGAGACGCCCAACGTCGGCGCACCGCCCGCGATCCCGCTGCCGCCGCTCTCGCCGCCGCCGCCCGACGTCCTGCAGCAGATGCTCGCGCAGGTGCAGAACACGCCCGGCGCGCTCCAGGCGATGGCGACCGGCCAGATGCCGCTGCCGCAATACACCGACCCGGCCTCGGGCCGCACCTTCACGATCGACCAGACCGGCGGCACGATCCTCGAGCTGCGCGTGCCGGTCACCGTCACCGAACGCCTGCAGGCGCAATCAGCGCTCGGCATCGGCCAGACGCAGAACCCCGCCGGTCGCAAGGCCACCGGGGGCGCACCGCCGCAGCAGGAAACGAAAAACGACGAGCCCGGTGGCCGTCCGACGATCACGGAGTCGAAGAAGTAGGCGCGCGCCATGCCTGACCCGCAACCATCGCCAGCGTGGGTGCACGCGATCCTCAGTGCCGCCGATGCGGTGAAGGCGGGCGAGGGTCTGCCGCCGGTTTACACGCCACCGCAGCAGACCGCGCAGCCGCCGCTCGCGGACCCCGCCGGGTCGGCACCGGACCCCGGCTATCTGGACACCCTCCGCCGCTTCTGGGCGGGGGCCGCACCGTCGCTGCCCTCGCTCAGCGATGCGGCGGACGCGGCGGGTCGCGTCGGCCACGCCGTCTCGAGCGCGTATCAGCGTGTCCCCGCCTCGGCGCGCGACTACATCAGCGGGCTCGTCCAGCGCGACCCGACGACCCAGGCCACGGTCGATGCGTTCAAGCAGCAGACCTCGCTGCCCAAGACCGGCAACCGTGTGCTCGATTCGATGGCCGCGCTGCCGACGCTCCCGCTGCACCTCGCCACCGATCAGGCTGCCGACATGACGACGCCGGGCTGGGCCGCAGCCGCTGCACTCCCCGCGCTCGGCGTGGGCGGCGAGGTCGCCGACGCCGCCAAGACGCTCTTCCCGAAACTCGACGCCTACAGCAAACCCGCCGGGTTTCTCTCGCGCGCGACGATGCTCAAGCGGATTGAGGGGGCGGCGGATCTGGCGCCCGAGACCAAGGCCGCGCTCACCGACATCGCCGAACAGGTTGGCGAGCGCCGCGTGGCTCCGGCGGAAGTGCACGCGCTCGCCTCGGGCGAGGCCTACACCCCTGACCGCATCGTTCGCAAGGTGCAGCCCATCCCCGAAGGCCAGAAGCAGATCCTCGGTGCCCCGCTCGGCATCAGCAACGCGCGGCAGGCGCGCGGGCTGCGCGAGCGCTACCTCGGAGGCATCGAGCAGGGCGTCGAGGGGCGCGACTGGTATCACGACACTGGCGAGTCGATCCTCTCCCACGCCAACGACGACCCGGAACGTGCGCGTCTCGTTGCCGGGGACGTATCGATCACCTCGCCGGCGACCTCCATCTCCGCCAACACCGGCATGGGCATCAAGGGCTACAACCAGGCGAACGCCGGTGTGCCCGTCGAAACGGGCCGCTTCCCCACCGCGATGGGCAAGCGAATCGAGGAACTCCACGCCGGTGGGGCCGAGTCGCTCGGCCTGAAGCGAGACCCGTTCGCGCAGAACATCGCGCTGGGGGGCGGCTTCCACGAAAGCCAGCTCTCGCCCGGCGTCGATCTGCTGACGCCGCCGTCGGTCGTCGATGACGTCCATTCGCGGATGTCGCCGCCGCCGCCGGTGATCAACGTCCCGCCGAAGACCCGCGCCGTGCACGACATCTGGGACGGCGAGCTGCACGGCTACGTCAACGCCGACGGCACGCCGATGCGTACCGGCTTCGGCCCGGCGCAGCACCGCTTCATGGACAAACAGCAGGACAAGATCATCGCGACCGCGAACCAGCGCGCCATCGGCGGCCACACCAACTGGGACGACCTGCGGTCGCAAGCGGCGGGCTGGACCGGCGCGAAGATCAACGCGGGCGACATCTCACCCGCCGACGCCGCGCTGTCCCCGGCGGACCTCTTCCCCGAGCACTACGCGCAGGGCCACCGGGAGTTCACCCCCGGCGCGACCACCGGCCACATGCCCGAGCTGCTCGAGGACACCCCGGAGGCGCGCGAGCGGCGGCAGCTC